GCATTAAACTTATACTCGCCATCATAAGGGAAAGATTCCTCCCATTCAAAAGTGTATTGTATTCCTGCAAAATCACTACCGGGGACATTAGACGGGGGAACGGGAGATATTGCATAACGATTCATGAAACTATCATGAATCACATTTTTTTGCATCTCAGGTTTAAAATCCTTGTCATTGCCAAGGAAATATACGAGTTGATAAGTATCGTGACCTCTTATTTTGTCCCTATTGCTGGCTGTAAATGTTCCCTGTGTGCATTTGACTTGGAGGTCATCATTATCGTTTGCAGACTTTGCAAAGTCACAGAAGATTGTATCTCCAGTTGCTTCTTTATTAGGACCATTTGTTTTTATTTCTTTCGGTTTTTTACCAATCTTATTGACAAGACCTTGCTCAACACCAGCACCTTTGTATCTTCCAGTTGAGGTGACAAAATACTTTGTGTTTCTTTTGATACCCTTAGTGATTACGATTTCTCTATTTTCTTTGAAATCATCTGCCTTAATGGTAAACTTATGCGATCCATCCTCAGAGGCAAATCTAAATGCCATGCCTCTATTGTGACCACCCGAAGTAAAGATCTTAAACTGTACGTCTTCAAAGTTTTTTGGATTACTAGAAGGGACTGTAACTTGTTCGCCACCCCATGCAAAGTGAACAACATCATACTTTGTCCTATCCTCTTTTCCATCACCAATAACTCTAAGAGGAGGATTCATCCTCGAAGACCAGAAAGGTTTTCTTTCGTTCTCTCTTAGTTTACGTTGGTAATCGAGAATGATATCTCTATATGGGTCTTTGTCCTTGCTAAAATATGACTTTGCATCAAACTTATTAACTTCCTTCCCACTTACATCAAATACTGGTGAGTTAAGATCCTCGCCTGGATCACAAATCTCGTACTCCTCAAAGTCAGACTCGCGATCATATACAATCGTTGTTTCTGATATTGTGCCAGTAAATGCTTGAGCAACAACTCCAGCACCAATACCACACTTATCAAGCACTTTTACTTTAGGTGGATACTTATATCCAAATCCACCATCGGTAACTACGACACTCAGTATTTTTCCATCATTTCCAACGATGGGTGTTGCTCTCGCTCCAACTCCTCCACCACCAGATAAAACAACCTTTGGAGGACCACAATCAGTATCAAGTTGAATACCAGAGCACTCTTCTTGAGGTGTTAAATCATCAATGGTAAGTTCATTGACTTGATTGATATTGATATACTTAACAAATTCTCTTGTCTGAACTATAAACCTTATGCCAGGATCTTTCTTTGCAATCTCATTCGCTTCGCATCTGCCAATGCCTTTAATATATCCACGATCAGTAGAAATATAACCAACACGAATCAGATCATCATCTGCTGGTTCAAGAATATTAAAACTAGATGTTCCAGATACAGATGCATTGAGTTGATCTGCTCTGATCAATGGCTTTGACATTTATGAATGACTTCTAAGCACTTTTATATTCATATTTATTGACCTCTTCTTTGTTCGTTTCTGAGTGCCTCTTCATTAGCACGAATTTGTAGCTCTAAATCATCTATAAAAGTTTGAGCAGCAGAACGAAATACTTCATCTCTTCCTGGTGCTGCTGCTCCTGCTTTCATCTCATTAAGTTGTGCTCTCTGAGCCCTTAATTGTTCTTGGTAATATGCAACACTTTCCTGAGGACTTAATCTTACTCCATTTACTGTTACCTTTTGACCAGTTACGCTGACCTGTCCAAATCTAGATTGGACTTGAGCTTCACTTCTTATAGTGGTGCTATCAGAACTTGGAACCGGTGGTCCCTGTGCCGTTGATATCTGTTGATCTGTCTGAACTGGTGGCACTGGATCTCTCGATCTCACACCTGCACCTCTTCTTCTTCTATTTCTTACACTGCTTTCATTATTTGATACAGCAGTTCCTCCTCGTTGACGAGCACCACCGTCACGGATGGTTGTGGATCCAAGCGGTAATCCACCCTGCCCACCTTGTTCGGATGGACTTTCATCAACAGTGATTGCATTCTTAACCTCTTCAGATGGAGGTGTCGTAGTCTCAGTGCCCACGTCCCTTGTTCCAGTTCCTGGTTGTGCAAATCCTTTAGGATCAGGTGTTTTGGGCGCACCGCCATCAGATGTACCAGTTTTTTCGTCCAATGCTTCTTCTGAGGGGAGATTTGAGTCAGGTTTGCCAGATCCACCACTACAGAGCATGTATTCATCTGACACTGCCTCGTTTGGTTTCAACTCACAACCAAACACATCAACACTTAAGTTATTAAACAACATTGCTGCTGCCATACTTGTTTTAATATTTCCAAGTTGTGAGAGTGCTCCAATAATACCAAGACCGTCACTGATTTGATCAACAATACCAAGAACACCAGAGACTTTATCAGTAATGTCTTTCAAAAATTCGTTGACACCCTCGATCATAGTGTCATTATTTTCCTGTATTTCTTCAATGTTTGAGATGATGACATCTGCTACGATTTGTTCAGCAGCACACATCGGAACATCTGGAGTCTTCGGTATGTTTCCATCTCCAAAAGGATTCTCTTTTCCATCAGATCTATTTCCTCTTGCCTGAGCGATCAGATTATCAATATCCAATGCATCAAGAAGAAGTCCTTCGATTTTATTTGATAGATTGTTGGTAAGTTTATTGTAGAGACAAAGAGCCATTTCATTCATCTCCTCCTTCATCTCTGAAAAAAGATATCTCTCACTCGAAGGTAGTGCAGATACAACTTTTGTTAACTCTGCATTTAGCACCTTCTGTGAGTGTGCCATCATTTGATCCATGATGGGCTTAGTATATTTTGCCATCACCTTGGACGCATCTTTAATCAAGATCTGGGGGTTTTGTCCACGGAAAGAAACGGCATCAGCGTAACTCGTGATCGAGTTCAAATACTTACTGACTTTAGACGTGAGATTCTCTATCTCAGTCTGCATGTTCTTCATAGCAGACTGCACTGCATTCTCAGGAGTTGCAAGTGGAATCTTCTCACATAGTAGTTCTTCTCGTATGACTTCTCCCGCATTAACGCGATGAACCTGATTAGATGCCTCTATTTCAGCTCGCTCTCCCTGGACAATGCTAAGATCTCTATCTGGTGGTTTGACCGGACTCGCTTTCTCAACCGCATTTTTCTGATATCCGCTTGCACCCTCAAAGTTGGTAACAGTTTTTTTGAGGTTTGTCTTTGCGTTATTGCCAAGCACTCCCATGATGACAGGGACTTGCATGTCAGATCCATCAAGAAAGAATCCAAATACAAAGTTACCTTGTCTAATATTAGGAGTTTGAAAAGATGCAGCCTGTCCACCACCAGCAGTGACAGGATACATTACCTGTGCCCATGGCAACTGATCGGATGGGATTGTCTCCTCATCTCGATCATGTAAACCAAGGATTCTTACTTTATATCTGTATCCCCATCCTGTGGTTCCATCTGGACCCTCAAACTTAGTGGGAGTAATATTATCCCTCCAGTAGGAATCGTCAGGAATCTGACCAATCCACCAGTTGAAACTAGATCCAAGGAATCCAGGATTAAAAAGCGAAGTAGACTCCATCAATCGTCATAGATTAAGCATTCTGGTTCAGATGGATTCTGATCACAGAAAAGTTCCAGGTAACTGGGATCATGATGATCTCCAGCTTCGATTTCTTTCTTATGGTGCTCTGCGTATTCTTCTAGTTCATGCAGTTCGCCTTCAATGTGACGACGCATTTGTGGATTTGTTGTGGGATCTTGAAGGATTTTCTTATCCTCTTCGATATGCTTTTCTATACTTTCCATTACTCTTGCCTCTTTTTACCGGATGTGTCTCGAACCAATCCTAGTCTAGTGGTTGTTTCTTGTGGTGTCACCCTATGTGTGACATCGGATATAATATATAGACCTCCATCCATCCTGCTTGTATCTTTTGTCTGTCCAACCTCAAGCAGTGGAACATCTAGATGGATCATATCGCCAGCGTGCAACGAATAGTCAGCTGGGATGGTAATGTCAGCAGTAAATGTCAAAAACTGATTATACCTCATGATAGATTGATTCAATATATTCTTATACTCAAAGTTCTCAGTTTCAGATTTTTCAATCTGCTGATTCGTATCACCTGATGGTAATGTTCCTATGTCCTTAAGATAGTATGTCGTTCTTGAAAACTCTTTTTCTTTACCTGGAATGTTGAACTCATCATTTGTCTTGGGGAAGTTCTTTCCTGCTGTTTTTAGATCCTTCTCATACTCACTCAACTCATTTTCTACAACTTCATATGTGCAGTCAAAAGGATTGAATAGAATCACCCTTGATGAGAATGTTCCCATTCTAAGTTTGGTCTGTGCTTCGTTTAGATTGTCCTTTGAATAATAGATCGCTTTGGTATCATATTCAAATGGTAGTTCATTTGTTTCATTATAGATGATTCTTTTCTTTGGTTTCTGTGAACACAATCCATCAATGGATTTAAAGTGGAAACCTTCTGAGGTCTCGAAGAAAAGATACCCGGCACTCTTACCATACTTTTGATTTTCAGATGACACTGCTTTCTTTGACAACCAGTTAATCGTGTAATAACTCTTTCTATTATTTCCAATGAAGTTATACTCACCAAAAGTTTCTTCAATGTTCACTTTCTTTTCTGACTGAAGACCATCAGGAAGTTTTTCTGTTAGAATCTTATCAATCGTGGTTGAAATAGGACCATCAAATCTTTTTCTCAGTCTTATCTTTTCGTTTAAGATATATTCTTTTGATACCAAGTCAAGCACAACAAGCATCTTCCTCGTATCTTCACCCATTGGAGTGACCGCATTGACGTACATGTCAATGTCTCCAAGAGTGTTGTCATTATTATCTTTAAACTTCAGTGTGACTTTCTCTTGACCTACAAGAGGCAAACCCTCTAATACATTCTTATCATCAAGTCCTCTGGTGTCTCCAGTGTCAACAAACTGAACACTAGCTTTGATTGTATCATGCAAGATGCTCTCTGAGTATTCAAGTGATACAAATCCACCGCTATTAAGATCTACACTCTTGCTCTTATCGTTTGACTGAACAAGAATCTTCTCTACGCCAATCGGCAGAATATTAGTTACGGTGGTTTGATTTGCCATTGTTTATTACCTCTGTTCTATTTAACCTTTATAAAGAGTACTATATGGATTAACACTTGCTACTGGCGGGGTGCTGACAGGTGGTGTTGTTTGCTCTCCTGCTGCCAGGGCAAATAATCTTGTTCTGTTTATAAAAAATGTAGGAGCTGCCTGTGATTTCTCGTATGGTGCTTGCTCTCTCAACTGACGTAGCATCGATCTTATTTGTTCTGTATGTGCAGCAGGAGCATAGTTGCTTCCTACACCAGAATACAAACTCTCACCCTTTTTAATATCTCTTAGAGGATATTTACCATTGTATGATCCCTTCTTCATATCATAGGGAACACCAATAGACGCATACTCCGCAGCGAGTTCTAACTGTGCGGTGTCAAGTGATACACTGGTGTCACCTTTTAAGAAATAACCTACCTTCTCTCTTTTTTGAGTGATTGAATATGGACCAAACATATTCTGAATAGACGCATCAAACTTTCTCTTTGATGTGTCTATTCCTTGAGATCTCAGATATGTTATAAATTCCCTCATGGTAGAGGGGATGATTTGATATTTACCAACTGCGTTTAAACCAGCACCATATGGATATTGCTGAGCATATACTTCATCGACCGTCATGTCTGTTAGATTCTTTCCAAGAATAGACTTTGCGCCGCCAGGGGTATCACCTGCATTACCTCTATTGACAGAGTTAAGTCCACCTTCTCCACTTGTAACAAGATCAAGTAAGGATCCGAAGTTAACCTTACCACCAAGTGGCATACTACGTGGAGGAACTGATGGTGTTTGTGGTTGTGATGGTGGTTTTTTAATCCTACCCATTACATTAGTAGGATCACTCAGTTTTTCAAAGAATGATCTATTATCTCTCGCTGCTTTTTGCTCATCAGTCTCACCGCCAAACTCCTCTTGTATAGAGGGTGTTGGTTTTAAGAAATCTTGAATCGCCTTTATAGGGTTTAATGTGAATAAAGAGGGAAGTTTGATATTGTTTGTAACAACATCATACAAAAACCCACCCAGCATATCACCACCAATACCACCTATCGTAGCACCGATAATTGGTCCTAACGGAGCAAAAGGTCCTAAAAGTGGTGCCGCTAATAATCCTAATCCTGTTCCCACTGCTCCCAACAATCCAGCAAATACTGCTTTACCTGCTGCCCTTCCGATAGATTCACCTAGAAGGAGGTTTATACCAAAATCTAAAAGAGGACCGATAAGTGCGATTCGTTTTGTATAAGGACTAATAAAATTTAGAAGTCCTTTAAAGTTTTTAGCACCTAAACCTTTAATAGCTGCACGTCTAAAACTTCTTTTAGCACCTCTTGCAAATACTCGTCCTTTCTTTGGAGATTTCATCATCTCCATAAACAGTTCTCTCTCACCTGATGTAGCCTGTGAAATGGGTTTGCCAAAAGCCTTCTTAAACAAATCATCCTTTAACATGTCAGCTCGCACTTGAGCTCGTGCTGCTTCTCTCGCTTTGGGATCAAGGTCTTGACCTGTTCTTTCAAAAAAGTCACGATCTCTTTTCGCCTTTTCCATCGCTTTAAACTGTGGATCATCCGGTGGTGCAGGATCTGGTCCCTGGACAGGTGGTAGATCGACATCATCTAAACCTAATGCTCTTAAAAGTTCTTGATCAAAAGTGGTAGGTATTACAGCACTCTTTGATAATAATCTCTTTCTTTTCGCAATCTCTGCTGCTCTCCTTCTCTGGAGTAGTGAGGTCGTCTCATCAGCCACACCCATACCCGCAGGGAATGTTGATTTGACAAACTTTCTAGCTGCTTTATTTGCCTCCATTCGGGAATATCCCTGGGCAAGATATACTTTTTCTTGAGCAGCGACTGCTTGCCTTGTAAATGCTCTTCTTGCTTCTATTTCAGTTCTCTTTCTTCCAAGTGGACTACGTGTTATGATATCTTTTTGCCTTTTAGATCTTGCTTCTCTTGCTTCAAGAATTTTCTGATCTCTTATATTATATTTTTCCTGAAGATTTTTTAATCTCTCTCTTTCGAGCTCACGACCTGCTTCAAATCCACCAATGCCTCCAGCTCCTCCTGAAGAGAGAGACTCCTTCACTCTGTCTCTTTTAGGTTTTGCTTTTGTTTTTCCAGGCAAATCAATACTGAAACCAAATGGTCCCCTGCCACCTGCTGCTCTCGCTCCACGAAGACCACCTACGTTTCTAACAAGAGATGCGATGATTAAAACATCAATCACCGTGCCGATGGCACTAGTAAACTTATCAAACAACATCTCAAGGTTTTCACCACCAATGTTTCTCAACAAACCTTTGGTAGAATCAATGGCAGAATATCCAATATCAATAAATGTAGCGATACTATCAACTAAAAACATACCCGTGGATGCTAAGAAGTTAGCAGTGGCGTTTAGTGCTGGTAATATTTTTGTAAGTGCTGGTAAAACATTCAAAAGTTTGATAGCAAAAAATCCTAATAATGTTTTACCAATAAAGTTTTTAAACCATCCAATGATACCTGGTCCCTTCATGGAGGGCACAGACATTTTTCCACCTTTCTTTCCGGTCTTTTGTTGTTCTAATCTAGTTTCATTTCTTTCACGATCTTTCTTTTCAGAATCTCTTCTCTCCTTAAGTTTTCTTGCTTTCTTTTGAGCAAGAGATCCTTTAAGAAAAGAATGTATTGATACTAGTTTTCTATTCGCCCTCAGGAAAAAGTTTCCCGTAATCGGTGTGTTTGCAGAACTATTTGGATTGGCGAGCAGTTTATTCTTGTCTATCATAATCCTAGCGTAGTCATTTTATCTTGGGAAGGACTGACTCTTGACGGTCTTGTGACCTGCAAACTTCCGCCAGTAGAACCATTTAAGTCAACAGTATTGCTGTCATCCATCACAACTATCTGAGGAGATCCTCCACCAACGTCTGGTGGTCCCGGTATTGCAACGGATGGATTTTGTCTACCCATCATCGCTCTCTGAGCACCAGATCTGCCACGTATGCTAGAGGTTGGGAACGCTTTGTTAATATCATGAAGTATTAAACCACCAGCTGCTGCCATTCCTGTAGGACCGGGAACCATGGAAGCAGCAGCGAGTGTTGCACCGACTGTATCACCTTCAGCAGTTCTCATTGCAGTTTCAGCTGCACCTAATCCAATGTTAAGACCTGGGATAAATCTACCCAATGATCTACCAAATCTGGCAAGAGGTCCTAACCTTGCAGTAGTCCTTCCAGTGGTTAACAACTGCTGAGCCTTTCTACTATTTGGATATCTTGTCATCGCATTTTGAACAAGTCTTGCACCTTTAGATGCTTTACCAGGAGACGTGCTCATTTCAGATAATCCAAAAGCATCAAATGGCAATCTTGTTCCAGGACCAGATCCTTGAGACATGGCAAGAGGTATCAAATCACCAGCGCCGTCCGCTGATCTAAAAGTATCTCCAAATCTTTCAAGAGCACCTCTTCCAACTGACCCTCCTTTCTGAGAAAAAGCTTGAGCAGCATCGGGGATGGTGTTTATATTTGAAGTTGGAGCAGCAAAAACATTTCTTGTTCCAAAAGTGTTCATTCTCGATCCAGGGAGAAATCCTCCTTGGCGAATGCTTCTACCTGCTGCTTGTGACGTTCCATGATATCCAAGTTCAAGGGTTCCTCCAAGTCCACGACCGCCCATGCCACGAGTGCCCTGCAATCCTTGCCTGGACCCCATTCCAAGCAATCTCATCATGGTTAATGCTGTAGGATCAGGTGGTCCAATAAGTCCACCCTCTTGTGCCATGAGAGTGCCGCCAACCACCCTTGGTTTATTACTACCACCATACTTTTCATTAATATTCTCAAGCACCGAGGGTCCAATCGCTGCCACAGCAGGTGCGGAGAGAACAAACTCACCATCAGTCAACCTAGCGTTGACTCTATCAGATCCATATGGACCATCAACTAAACCACCACCAGCGAATGCTTGAGTTTCTTCATCCTTACCACCGAAGAGAAATCTTTCTAAACCAATAAAACCAGCAGCGGCAGTGCCGATTTGTAAAGCACCAGCAATCGCTCTTCCCTTTCCACCAAGCAAACCTCTTGCGAGTCCACCAGCGCCTTTGACTCCTAGTTTTTTGAGCAGCAGTAATGAGGCAGCACCAAGACGCATTGCGCCTCGAATAAGAAAACCACTAAGTCTCCCGATAGACCTACCAAGTCTTGTTCCAAATAATAAGTATGCTGTAAGTAACTTTGGTCCAAAGTCTGTAAAAAATCGAGATACAGACTCTAACTTTTTCTGATTTTTAGGATCACCTAAGTAGTCAACTAGTTTTATTAAAAACTTTCCTGCAACTATGCTTATTAAACCACTAATGATCTTATTAAGTATACCTTTAACAGGAGCGATTATTTTTTCAGTTACCTTCTTTAGAGTTTTAAATCTTTTTTCTAATCTTGATTCCTGTAATCTACGCTTTTCATCCTCTCTCTTCTTTCTTTCACTCTCTTTATTTTGATCTTCAAGTTTCTTCTCATCCCTAAGAGTCTTCAAAATCTCATCAAGGTTTCTAAGCATTACAACCTGAGGGTTGATAGATGCAAGATTTTCTTTTAAATCACTCTTTTGATATCCAAGAATATTCTTAATGATGGATATCTTTCTACTATTATTATCGACTTTCTCGCTTACAAAAGATACACTCTTTATTAACTTTGTATTTACATCAAACTGATTTTTTGAAAAACTTATTACACTTCTACCTGAGCGAAAACTTCCAGCAGAAATGCGACGCCTTCTGGGTTCTAACGGATTGTTTTTCGTTTCATCGGAAGGCATTCGCTTGCTGCTGTTTTAGTTTTTCTTCTTCAAGATGATTCATTAGCATGGCAACATAGATATCCCTTTCCCAGGGCATCATGTTTTCTATTTCTGTTAATGAATATTTATGGAACTGCATCAACGAAAAGTTGAGATTAAAGTAGTTCTCAAGGTTCATATGAACCATGCTCATGCGAAAAAAGACGCTAAGCCCTCCAAAACGATATCACTCTCTTTCTTTGTTTTAGGATTTTTTACCTTTATAGTGTGAGATAACTTAGGCATTGTTTCAAAGAAAGTTTCAATCTCTTTAAACTGTGACGAGTTCATCTGCTCCAAGAAGTCTGTCATCTCCTTTTTGGTGCAGTCTGCAGCAGCCCAAACCTCATCCTGTGTAAAGATTTTATCCACACAAGATGCAATCAAATCAAACGATTGATCCATCATGTTTTTATCGTTGATCTCAAAGTTGTTCTTAATAAACTGATCCAATGAAGGATACTTCATTTGCATCATGATATTATCATCAAGTTTGATTTTGTCACTGTGATCATCACTCTTTTGAACCTGAATGTCGTCAAGATTAATGTTGACCTTCACCTCAGTTTCTTCATCATCAGGACAAATGACATTGACTTCAATGTCCTCACCAACTGACTTACCACGAATATTCAAAAACAAATATTCAATATCAAAAGTTGGCAACTGCTCGACTTTAATACCTTTCGTCAGAATGCAGTTTTTGATAACTGATTTGATCGCGGTAGTAATTTGTTTTGTGTCATCACTCTCAAGAGCGATAACTAAAAGTTTTTCTTCTTTTACAAGAAAGGGTCTGTACTGAACTGTCTCTCCTGTAGATGGCAACTCAAGTTCATAAGTTGGTGTAGCAATCTTTGGTAAAGGCATGATGTTTTATAAAGTTTTTCAGTGTATTATTTATTGGTCAACCACCAGGTCCTATTCTACCAGTGGCGTCAAGCAAATTACGATCGACTAATGCATTACGACCGCCTCCTCTAGCTGATCCTGAGCGTCCTGGTGGCACTGCCACTGCTTGTTTAGGTGTAGGTGGTGGATTGAATGAATTGCCCAATGCCTGAGCAAATGGATTATTTCCAAAATCAAATGAAAGGGATCTACCCGCTCTCGCAGGCATTATATCCATCAAGTTCTCAATAGTATATCTAATATATGCCATTGACACAGTTACCTTCAAAAGTTGAGAGGTCTCATATGATATTGGCATTGAGTTAATCGCCAACGGAAAGGATCTTATAAAGTTATACCTTAAAAGACTACCTCTTCTTTTATAATCGGTATCACCAAAATTTGTCCCTGCGACAACGTTTACAATATCTTCTAAAAGATTTGAAGTCCTTACCTCTTCATAAAAATCTTTCTCTATTTTTGTGATTTGAAACCCTTCACACATGTATTCATCAGGATATCTAAATCTATAATGAAAGTTCTTTCCATTCGGATCATTTTGACCTGATGAGTTTATGTCCTCTCCAGCGATATATTGCATCCATCTTTCAAAATATTGAATAGGTAGATAGTTTGTAGCATCAACATAAAAAGTTAAATCAATCCTATCATTAAAAATCTTCCTATATGGATGTCTTTCGCTTACTCCAGTATGATCATTATCAATATTCATTGTGGCAAACTGTGATCCCGGCAGTGAAGCCTCACAACACTGAAGTTGTATTGTTTCTTGATCGGGTCCCAAAAATGCCCTTAAGGCAGATGCAAGATTAGCATCACTAGGAATAGGAAGGTCAAGCAGATAATGTGAGGTTGTTGCTGGTGATAAAAGTCTAGATTTTATGTCCGATACGGAAACGACTCCTTTAGGTTTATCTAAGGGCATCTAAATAAATTTGACATTATATATTATGTATGGGAGAAAGTATTAAAAGTAAATACAAACCTTCGCATCCTACGAAATATAAGGGTGATGCAAATAATATCATATGCCGAAGCAGTTGGGAACGCAAGTTTTGTAGGTGGTGTGACCTCAACGAGAACATTTTAGCATGGGGATCAGAAGAGTTTTGTAT